GTTAGGGTAGTTTCAGCCATAGCCTCCCCAACGGTGTAACCTTCAAATATTTCAATGGGGGCATCCCTTCTTATAAAACCGTTACCCAACTTAAGGGTATAGTGTCCTGCATACTGAGTCTCAATATTAGGGTCTACAAAAAAGATGTCCCCAGCAGTGCCCTTATCAAACTCGGTGTCCAAAGATACCCCTATATTAGCCATAGCAGCAGACATTGCAGATTTTATGGATTCATTAATACCATCATCATCTGCTAATGAAAAACGGGTGCGTACCTGTTTACTGGTTATGAGCCTTGCCATTTGAGTTCCTTATCGGACTAATTAGATGGTTATTTTATCTTCTTCAGAGCCAAGGCTCTCACTCTTATCATCACTATCAAGATCAATAATATCGTCTAACTCATCCCCTGCACCTTTGATTACATAGGCTACATTGGTATCAGTCTTAGCAGACTTCTTGCCAATTTTAATAGACTTCTTACCAACTCCTACTGCTAACCCAAATTCTTCTTCATACTCTGCTTCTGCCGAAACAAAATAGTTATCTCCGCTCTCATCTACGGAATTAACCAACCTGCCTAATTCAGCAGCCGTGTACACCTCCCCACTTATAAACTTTTTAGCAAGGGTTGCATAAGTCCCTGTACCATTTAATACATATTGTTTAGCCATCTTGCTTCTCTCTTAATCTATAGGAAAAAAGGGGGCAAAGCCCCCTGATTTTATTCTTAACCCAAAGTAGGTATATTCACCCCAGGTTTATAATCTTCACACAAGCATTGATTTCTTCGATTTGGAAGTCCACGCGAGCGGTCAAAACAATGATGAACTTTCTGGCACGAATGTCCTTATCATATTCAATTGTCACTTTACGTTGAATACCGAAGATCAGGTTATTCGGGTTAGTGTACAGACCTTTATTATTGGGCATTAATGGAGCCGCAATAATAGGCGATCCAAATACTGACATGGAATTAGCACCCTGCAAAGCAGAATCGCCCAAACCAGTAACCCTGTTAGCTACGGTATCGCGGTACTCAGTTTCATTGTCCACCGATACAAAGAAATCATTGTCAGACCGGACACGTAAATACTTAGGAGGCATGAGCTTAATGCAAGCCTTGAACACGTCCTTAGTCATGGTCGCGCCTTCAGCATCAACTACGTGAGTAGTGCAACGTTTTAAGAAACCATCAGTCAATGCCAGATAAGCATCCGCAGAAAGAGTGTCACCCAAAATGGACAGCTCTTCCAAGTCGAGTGCCGCACGTTGCCCGATCAATTGGATGATAGTGTCTTGCAAACCGCCAGCGGATTGCCCCATGGCTGCATTGATATTACCGCCTTCAATATTGTCTTCCAACACATCATAGGGTAAATGAATTTCAGCGATAACTTCCCTGGTGTTCAAAGTGATTTGACCTAAATCTGGGCTAGACCGTAGGTTATCAGCAATAGCAACTGCGGAGGGGCCAGTAGGCGCAGCTCTCAGAATACGTGCCCCGAAACCAATCTTATTAATCTTCTTCTGTGGGCTATTCATGGTAACAACACGAGCACTATTAATGATCGTGGGGCTTTCCATAAGAGTTTGAATAAAAGTATCGGTCTGCTCTGGGTTTAACAGACCACCACTTGCTAAGTTAGCCAAAACTAGATCGGCTTTCTGTATTAGTTCTGTATTGGACGACATTGTATAGTGCTCCTAAAATAGGGGTTATGGTTTAAAACTGCAAGTTAACGATGCCTGCTTTGTTTACGGACTTGATTGCCCATAAAAGCAGTATCAATTTCACGGCCCCCAAAAGAGCCATCTACAACTTTATGATCAGTCTTCCTTGTAGTGGTATCATCATCACCAGTATCAGACCCGGTAACAGTGACCCCAGTAATAGCTTCTTTTGCCGCTTTGGAAACAGACTCAGCCTCACCAACACGAGTATTAAGGGTATCCAAGGTATCTGTAAGGGTAGTTACTTTTTGATCAACAATACCCACAGCAGCCGCAATTGATTCATCCATTTTTTTAGATAAGGTAGCAGTTAAAGCTTCCATCTGTGTAGCAAAAATAGAAGCAAATGCCTCCGGTGTTAATATCGTTTCATCAGTTTTAGTAGTAGTATCTTTAGCAGCTCCTTTCATCATAGCTGCCCTTTCTTCAGTTGTCCCTTTCATGAACTTAAATTTATCGGCCCCGGTAAGGGTAGCCATATACGTTTTTTCATCAGCAGACATAGCCGCCTTGATAATGCTTTCCAATTCTTCAATAGTACCCACATCCTCTGAATTGATAGTCTGTAAGTCTTTGTCTGTATTATCATTATTCATATCAATTACTCTATCTGGCTTTTGTTCTAAGTCTACTTCAGCAGCAAGTTTAGCAGCTTCAGCGTCAAAGTCTTCCTCCTCCTCATAGTCTGCCCCATCATCCTTAGCCACCATATCGAGTGTTTCCAATTTGAAAGCTTTAGCAGGTAGGTTGTTGATAAAGGATAAAGTGTACTTCTTAGCCTCATCATAGAGACTAGCGATTGCTGAAGCGGATTCCGCTGGAGTTTTAGCTTCACCCATAGCACTGGAAATTGAACTACGAATAACATCCAGAATAGTACTTATTCCTGGATAAAACCCTTGCGTAGTCACTGCCTCTGAGAAAGACAGGCCATTACCACCCTTTGAGTCATACGCTATGTCCATGGAATAAGGACTAAAACCCTTAGTTACAATAGCCAGATTGTCATTGATTTTAATGATAGTAGCATCACCATCCAGAGTTTCATCTGATTGTTTAAATACAATGGAGCCATCTTCCATATCCAGCATATCTGAAACAGAAAAACCTGCCTCTTCAAGCTGCTTGGAAACGTGAGTTAGCCCCTCGCCACCCATAGTGGCAATACCGACAATCCTTGCATCTTGGTCTTCTGACTTACGTGCAAAGATTGAGCCTAGATCAAGCCCAACAAAGCTCTTAGACATGTTCTTCTCCTGCTTTATAATTTTGAATGGAATACGATTCGCACCGCGATCTACTAATGAAATAAACTGAACATCCGCATTAACCATCTTATTGGCCTTGGCCTTAATAATCATTTTGGTCATTGAAGACACCTTTTAAGTTGGGGTGGGTAACTGTAACAAACCGAATCTTGTATGGCAATTTACTTTTGCAACTGATTGCAATAACTTCATCATAACATAAGATTACAAATTTGTTACTTCTCTTAATGCAAGATCATCAACGTGAGAAAATCTATGGGAATGATCATCGGCATCCTCAGTCCTAGTTCCCCTCAATATTTTATGGATATGTCCGTTCACTTTATCGGTAACACCGCCTAAGAATCTACCTCTATCATCATAGGTAACATAGAAGGTATGCTCATGAGTATTGTCTTCCGATTTATAAGTTTTTCCTGATATGACCGGAGGTATTTCCATCTCAATATCAGTTAGTTCCCGTTTAATAAAAGCCTCTACTGAGAAGCCATTCCACACCCCTTTCTCTACCTTGTCCCAATCATCAGGATCAGGTATATGAACACCGACTACCCAAGCATTCTCTATAAAAGTGTCATCCCCTTTTCTAGCAATGAATGACTCGACAACATGAGCACCTTTTAATAGTTTATTAGTGTGCATGTAATCAATTTGGTCTAAGCGTTGTTTCTGCATAAAGCTGTAGGCCATCTTGCGAACACCCTCAGCGTCCATAAATTCTCCATCGGAATCTGGAATTAGAGGGCAATACACTTCTGCCCAGACAATTTGCTGCTTTTTATCTGCTTTTTTAATGGGTACATTCAACATAAAAGAGTTCCTTTTAGCTGTTCAGTTTCATTGCAACTGATTGCAATAGACCTAAACATTTCAAGAATTAGCAGAAAGAAGACTAGCGTGGATAGTGGCAATATCCGCTTTAACATTAGATTGATTTGGAATCCTACGCTTCTTTGGTCTCCCCATTAAGGAAGAGTTATAAGATTTAATAGCTAAGCAATCTTCTTTCTTAGCAAGGTTAGCCATACCTTTAGCACCGTATTTCTTACGTCCTAGGGAGGCGGCTATTCTTGCAGCGGCTTCTGGTGAATTGCCCTGGGCAATTAACTTAGCAACCAAAGCTTTAAAACCAATATGCTCTTTAAAGATATGAATAAAAGGAGAGGGGTCTCCTTCCTCTTTGGTTACGCCACGCTTTTTAAGTTCCATACTGGCATAGTGAATTTCATCAGCGTATTGTCCCGCCTTCTTACCATCAGGCATAGCCTTAATAGCAACACTTGCATCTTTTATTATATATTTCAAGGAAGCATTGCTGGTATCTTTGAACTTAGCCATCGTTTTAGTATGCCAATTCTCAGAGTCTAAATCTTTTTCGTGAGATTTTTGTTGGGTATCAGTACGGGGGGATGAATCGGAGTGTTGTCCTGGGTGATTGTTATGTTTACCAGCGGCATTTTTATTCCCAACAGGTGCACCTTTAAATACCAGTTCTACATTTTGGTCAAACATTGAAATACTCCATAAGAATTAAAATAAGTGTACCCCTAATTACTGAGGTACACCACCCTAAATCAAATTATTTCTTGTTGTACCACCATACAACTAAACTTTCACCTCGCAAATCCGTGGTGCTTTTTATTCCACCTGTATTTGTGCCATTGGTCAACGTAGTGGAAGATTTAGTAGCATTATCAACCGTTTCATCTAATGGAATGATATTGCCATACTTCGGTGTGCGGGGAACAATAGTAACTACGCCAGTCGTTGCATTGGCAGAAGCCACTGCATCAAGTACACCCAGATATTTATCTTCATAAGCGTTAATCACTTGGGCTATTTCAATACCTTGCAGGACATCACTCTCCTCAACATCAAACTCGGTGTCGAGAGTTGGCTCTGCTCTAGCAGTAAAGGTCACGCCATTCAACACAAAAGTATCGGTCGCCACAACTGAAACCGGAGTCAAAGTAGCGGAAGCTGTCCCAGAAGTGCCCTCGGCAAGTGTGGTGGCAGTACCTGTTACAACAATCGCATTACCCGCGCCATCTCTAATAGAAGTGAAGGTAACCACTCCTGCTAAGGAAGTCGCCACAATAGCAGGGACATTGTCCAATCTGTTTTCGTAAGCGTTAACTACTGCCGCAGTAGCGGCTGCTTGATTAGTGTTATTCCCGGCAATACGCAAAATGTCCGTTGGCAACGTTGGGGTTGTCTTGAAAGTATAGGTGACCCCGTTAACAGCAAAATAATCGTTAGCGGTTACATTACCAGCATGAGTCAATGTGCCATAAGCATGGGTTTCTTGAATGGTAATTTGAGCTTTATCATCTGTGAATAAACCGCCAATTTGTTGCACACCAGCAGTAGTGGTACTGACTGCCGCTGAAGCACCGCCGCCTGTCAATAATGGCGGTGTACCTGTTACAACAGTGGTAGGTTCAGCTACATTGCCAAGGTAAGGACTCCAAGTAAGTATATAAGGAGTGCCGCCACCTGTCTTGCCCACGCCGCCTGTAACCACCACATCACCTACAGCAATGTTGGTTAGGTTTTCCAAAGCAGTTTGAACCGTAGCAGCCAAAGCGTTATAAGCAATGTCAACCGTAGTTTGTCCATTCCATGCAATTCTGAAAGTACCGCCTGTAGCATCTACATCAATATGTTGAACTTCGGAAACGCCAACGGTAGTTACGCCACCCTGTAATAGAGCAGCTAAAATAGTGTCCTCAGTACGCATGGCAGCAATAGCCATTTTGGTGTTGGAGTTGAGACCCACCACCGGGGTAATGGTTAAGCCTTGTAATTCATTGATTGCTTTTCTTAATACACCATCAGACAGGAAAGCCCCACCGACACCGAATTGTGAATTTATAGATTGTAATGACATGAAAGCACCTTCTAAATAGGTAAAGATTGAATCGGCACATTGGCCTTAGAGCCTCCATCTTACACCACCATTTTGTTTTGTGCTATTTTCCCTTAGACAAAAAAAAGCCAACACGAAGTTGGCAAGGAGAGTAGTTGAGATTTATATTAATCAGAAGAGGATATAAGACTCGCTAATAGTATAATCCTCGTTCAGATTCATTGCAATCAGTTGCAATGAGGTTATTTTCAGAGATGGATTAAATAATCCCGTTGGCTATAACCTCTTCAACAGTCATACCAAATACCTTAGCCATATCTTTTATATCCGCTTCAGTGGCATGAAGGTCTACCTTTTTTGCTTTCTTTAACACAGCAGTATAACCCTTGTCTTTTTTTGTAGTCTTTTTAGTTGTTTTCATTTCATCTCCTAAAGGCTTCCACGATCCAGGTACTTTATTCGGGTAAGCATAATGTAATACATTGAGTTCTGCTAAAAATTCATTAACGTTATAAGAACCATACTTGCTTAGGTTTTTTTCTACATGAGGCCAACTTGTCATAAATACGCCATTACCCGCTTCAATACTTTCCTTATATAACAAAGCTAAAGCATCATTAGCAAGCTTACTACTATTGATACCAGAAACAGACATGACATGCCCGACCTCATGAACCATGGTAGCCACCCCAGAAGGCCAGTCTTTTCGATCCAAAGTCCAACTACCCGGAGGCCCACATTTAGGGTTTCGTAGTGTCTTATTACGCATGGCTGCACCTCCGATGTAAATATCACCCTCACCTCTATTGCGGCCCTGTACTGTAGCAGCAATGTTATTATTACCCTTTACCTCCCCTGCAATATCCTCATCATTATTAGAGTCCAATAGAATAGAGTTTCTAACAGAAGCATAAAAACCAATTTTATAGTCTCCTAATTGAAATCCTAATTCATCCTTCATATATTTGAAGGCCACCGCAGACTCACCCAGCAATGACCGCATAATTTCTACAGCTTTAGTGTCCTTGGTTAAGTCAATGCACTTGGTATCGGTCTTAAAGATAACCCCTAACTCGGAGAACACTTTACTCATCTGTTCCACGGTCGCCGTTTTAAAATCAATGCCCACAGCTACTGATCCTTGCTTGGGATTAGTGGCTTGACTGGATTTATCACTACCTTTAGAATCATCCAACAGTCCCAAATCCAAGTTTCTGGTCTTGAGGGTATTAGACTTGGCAAACTTACCCAGCTTGTCATGATTAGG